CGCACTACTAATCTCGTAATCAGCGGCAACCGTTTGAACGATACCAATTCGTACACCCTTTCGTGTTCCCATTCAATGTTTTTGTTTACGCAATAGATAATGCTTTCGGAGATTAACTCCTGGACCAACTGCTTCATTTGTCTGTGTTTACTAGTAGTCTATCAATCTTCTCTGGATCTAGATCACGCACGGCACGAAGGAGCTTACGCTCATCAACTCTCGCTTGCTTGTATGCTGATTTAGGACTGTCGCATCCAAGGTTCTGGTACATCCTTGCACAACGGTGCAGCACCTCATCGATCAAGATCTTGTGATCTATGTTGTCAGTGTAACTCATTTGCTCTTAATTGAATTGTATTGTTTATATGGTATTCGTCTTTTACTGTTTCGTATAGATTATCTGCCAGGCGTTTCACTTCCTTTGGTGTCATACTGTTTACTGCCTCTTCCCATTCCTGGAAGTTACTGCATAGTATTCCGTTCTCACCGCTGATAATAATCTCTTTATATGGTGTTGTATTAGATGCAATCAATGCACACCCAGTGAACCCAGCCTCAATAGCTTTAAGATTACTCTTGCACTTGTGAAACATTGATGTTTGCAGCGGAGCTAGGCTGACGTTAAAGTGATTGTACATTGATCCATATTCATGCAATGGCAATGGCTTTATACTTTCGTTTGCTTCCAGGACCTTATGGTAATCATCAATGATTGTGGTGTATGTGTAATGCTTTGACCAATCAACACCCATAAGCTTGAGATCTTTGATGTGATTTCTTGCACCGGTATATCCGAATCGAACTCCACTAAAATCCTTCTTCTTGTTCCATGTTCCTTCTTCTGGATCAATGGCATTTGGAATAATAGAATATGTGATTGATGGGTTTATCTTCTTTGCTTGCTTCCAAATCAATCTGTTTGGAGTCCACATGTGATCAGCTATCTTAATTGCATTTTCTATTGCATGGCGTATGCCCTTCTTTGGATCCTCTGGCCACTCAAATGCTTTGCGTGCAGCGTTATCTGAAGGCAGCACCCAGTAATCATCCAAGTCCAGGATCACACGAACACCAGCTTCTTTAAGAAGTAGACCAATAGTTTCGTATCCCTTTGGTGTGAGTTGTAAGTGTCTAGAGAATATAAAGTTGTTGACCTTTGATAGGTCCATGTGTAACAGATCTAACACGTCATCTATCACATGAACATCGGCCATTTTATTTGATGCTATCCTCCCAAATGGAATAACCATTCTGTGGTAGTTTATTCCCTGGAACTCACTGACGAGTATAATATTCATTGATCTCCGCTACTGCTGTTTTAATTAAATCTAATTCACTGCGAATTTCTTTGGTTGCATCGGTAATCATCTTACGGACTACCTCTTCATCTGCTTGTGGAAACCCTTTCTGCGTGTGTAGTTTTTCGTACAGATCTTGAGATACATCTATCACTCGTGATGTAGCCTTAAAATATAGATCTGATAGTTGTTCTTGATTCATTGCTGGTTTAGTATCTGTATCACTGACCTTACTTGCTCCTGGTTTCTAGGGAGAAACAGTTGGTAGTCTCCCATGCCGTTTTCATTAAGGTAATGTAAGAACAGTTTCCAGCGCAGTGGAAAGGTGTGTTGACTTGGTACAAAACCTTTCGTTTCAATTATAAACTTGTGTTGCGAGCTGAAGAAGTCTGGGGTATACGTCAAGGGGTGAACTTTCTTCCCCTGGTATGATTTCATTGCAGCACTCTTGGGTACGCTTTTAAAATACACACCAGAATATTGGGCTGATGGAAGCAGTTCAAATGTCTGGCCCTCATACGCAAACTCAAATCCAGATCTCTTCAGTTGCTCGTAACAATAGGCTTCAAGAGAGGATGCGAAAGTAATACCATCAATGGTTTTCTTTTTACTATTAACCGCACCCTTTTTTCTTTTAGTCATGCAATAAATCTAACGAACAATTTTGTTAGAAAGAAATGTCATATTCAGAAGTTATTGACACTTGCTGCACTGGTGTGCCATGCTCAATCGGATCGTAAATGTCTGGGCCATTGAGACATCTGAAGCCAGTGCCATCCGTGTTCATCCGGAAGAGCATAGGCTGATCCAGGCTAGTAGGTGAACCACCAAGCTCTGTTGTTCTAACCTTTCTCATGTGGAATTCAACAGTCTTTCTTTCCTCTGGTGTTGGTGCTTGAATCTTTCTATGTATGGTGGCTACCGAATCTGCAACATTCACATTCTTACCTCCACCTTCAGTGTCTTCAGCATACGGTGCAGTTGGCAATCCATCCGGTCCCTTTCTTCTTTGGGCTTCGGTCATGGCATGCATATTAATCCACACGGCCATGTCATGGCTTACGCTAAATGTTAACAACTCACGCAATGCCTGGTAGTGGTAATCATGTGTGCTTATGATTCCGTTACCAGATGCACTCACCTTCAAGCTGTTGTATGGATCAATGAATATGCCATCAATCTTTTTTGTTTGCATTGTTTTCTTACACATCAATATAAGATCTGTGTAACTGTACACCTCGTGGTTAGATATCAAAGTAAAGTGTTTGCTTACCCACTTGTATGCTTCTTTACGTTCACCCGGATCCATAGCTCGTAGTGGTCGGTCCAGGTAAAACTCCATCAACCGAACCTTAACCATTGCTGTTTTGTTTTCACTGGAGTACACCAACCACTTCCATCCATGTTTGCTACTCGCCACTATCATCAAGTAGAGCATGAAGGTGGTCTTACCTACGTTACTGTGGCCCATGCCAATGAACATCTCTTTTTTAAACCGGAAGTGTCTGTCGATGTTTTCGTTACCAGTCTTGAGTCCTTCTGGAATCCTTCCTTCAGCAAACTCTACCATGTAGTGGTAATCATCATCATCCGAGCTGATAAAGGATAAATCCATCTCATCCAGCTCAATCTCCTTCATTGCATCAGACTCCTTCTCTATAACCTCACGGATTGGTAGATTCTTACCATGTGAGATACCGTCCTGGATCGTGATCTTTGCATTCTCCAGGCTGTTAATGTCTTTCTTGGATATCTCACGCAATAGAACTCTATAAGCCTCTTCTTCCTCTAGCTTACCAGCAGCAATATAACCACCGGCCAATGTTGCAGCTCGCAGCAGTGCGTGATGCTTCTCACCATCTTCAGATAGTCTTATGATTCTGGCAGCAATGTTTAGCTTACGATAGTCTGTTCCCTTATCCAGGGCATTGATCTTCTGCTTCTCTTCCTGGTCTATCAATACACCAGCGTAGATCTCGGCATCCAGGTTTATTACTAGCTCTGGATCATATGATTCAAAACATGCTCTGGATTCGTTCTTACCAGAAACGTCAAGATTTAAACCGTAGTTTTTGCTGAAGTAATTGATCAGCGCATTGAATTGATCACGATGTTTGTCTGGAAATTTGAGCTGGACCAAAGCCTTTAAACCGTTGCCACTTGGAGACACCCAGATAGCAAACATGTATTTATCTTCTGCGAGCTGTCTTTTTACTTGTAGAACATCCTCAAGCTTATCAAAGTCCAGGATCGTAAAACCCGAATGCTCCATAAGAGCATCATCAGCTCTCCTGGCAAATTGTCCGGACCAGCAAACTACTGGTAATTTTGTTTTGTCAGAGCGACCAGCCCTAACGTCCTCAATAATAGATCTGCTCTTCCCACGTTGGATACGTTGTAGAGCGAGTCCAACCGTTCGAATTATCGGCTCCTCTTTCTGGTATATTGTTTGAAACAGTGTAATCTTTCTCTCCAGTAGATTCATGTAGTGCGATTTTAAGTAAAATTAAGTAACCAATAAGGTCTTTGACGGTGTCTTCGGTTTGATCGTTTATTCCACGATTCTTTATCCTCATTAACTTGTCATCAATCCGGCAGCAAAGATTGTCAACTGCTGTTCCGTTTGCAAATATATTTGCTGGATCAAGCGCACTGCTTCCGTATGCCTTGTTCTTCTCCACTAGAAGATCTATCACCTCCTGGCCCACTGTTCGAATTTGTTCCTCTCTTGTCATTGAATTCTCTTTTTAATATTTCTTCTTGCCACTCTTGTAGCTGGTGATCATCTGACCAAAAAATCTGCGTACTCATGCGTATATGCCCAAATTGATATAGGATTATTAATCTCTACAAGATAATCGTTTCTAATTTCATACAATGGAGCCATGCATGTAAACTCTGTTCCGTCTGATCTTTTCCTTACAGATCCTTTAGGAAAGTAACTGCCAGACTTCAGTAAATCGTGTTTAGCAATCATGCCGCAAATCCAAAAACTATTTGTTGTTTTATTGATACTGCAAAAGACAAACAGATCTGCATCTAACTTATCTTGAAGCCCAACAAAGTTATTGATGTAATGCGGCTTTGGATCTACCGTCCTTCCCATAGTCTTTACATCTATCTTCACGCTGTTAACTACTAGATCATGCCCACCATCAAACCCAACCTTCCAGGAAGGAGTGAGGCCCATTAGAATACGAAGCATATTCTCTCCCAGCAATCCAGTGTACTGTTGTTCTGGAGATCCATCAAAGTCACCTCTTTTGCCCATGTTGTTTTTCCGGCAATAATCCCAAGTCTTTTCTTTAAGAGCTGTAGGTATACTTTCACTTATCATCCTTCTGCCATTTATACACCAGGTATCCGTTCCAGGCAATCACTATCACAACTGCTACCAGCGTATCAATTAGACTCAATTCCATGTTCCTCTAAATCTCTATTGTTTAATTGGATCAAACTGTTTTGATTAATCTCTTTTGCTTTCTTTGCTAAATATGCGACTGTCTCTTTCGGATAGCCCATCATTTTATTGAATGCTTCTTCTTTCATTTCTCTTTGATATTAAACTGATGTTGGTCTACCGCAATGAATCATTGCCTTTACTCTTTCTTGCTCTAACCAAGCAAGGTGTTTAAAGAATTGTTTTATCCTTTTCATCTCTCTTTGGTGTTAAAGGTTTCGTATTTCTGCGCTACTTCATTCCAAACTTGTAATAAGGCTTGTTGTACACTTGCACTTTCGGGGTAAGCAGTCTTGTTTTGTATTTCTTTAATTCTTTCT